TTTGTACCGGTTCGACTGTGATAAAGGTATCAGTGATTGAATTTAAGAACGCCTCCTCATCCGTAAATGGGTATTCTTGGCTAAATCCTTTGCACTTTTGCCCATAGTCACCGTCAAAGTCAGATAACTTGTTACGTCTCCATGCTAAGTGACGCGCTGTAAGGCCATCGTGGCCGTATAGCATCATCCAGTCTTTTTCCTCGTCGGTTAGCTCCATGCCTTCCGCGCTACGTGTATATTCATCTTGCCAATACCACGGCACAAAGATGTTTATGTAATCGCTCTTGCCTTCTTTGGCATCTTGCCAATCGAGGTAAAAAGCGTTTGCAATTCCGTTAGCCGTTGACTCTTTAATCTTCTCGGTTCCTGGGATATCGGCAACCGTTTGCTCTATCCCGCGCTTAATCTCGACATGGTTATCATAAAACGCATATTCGGATAAGTGCATAAGCTGGTTAGTCATTGACCGGCCTATCTCTTTACTGCCCGCAGTTCCCACTCGATAGCCTGAGTTAAGTTTGTTAAATAGCAACTGGTTTTCGTTATCTTTATCGGGCTTTGGTGCAAGTCCAGGCGGCAAATTAAGATTGTATCGCTTGGTCATTGCAAAAAGACTGCGTGTAGCGTCTCCCATGTGGGTTAGAATGAACGCTTGCGTTCCTGGTAGGGTAAGAGCCTTATGGAAGTAACGACCGCTTATATACGTGCTAATTCCTTGCTGACGGCCTTTTAATATATTTGCTCTCACATAACCAAGTAATGCTAATTGCGCTTCTAGCTTTCCGTGTACATACTTTTGCGCACGGTTAAACTCAAATGCCGTAAGTTGCCCCGACTTATCAGCTATTTTAAAAAAAGACGGTGCAAACTCTTCCAAGTCATAGACATTAATCATGCTTGACCTTTATCTCACCGGTTATAATCTTCTCCAATACCGAAACGGCATTGTCTTGCTTGTCGTCTTTGTCTTCGGTGTAATCATCACGAAAACGGTTCTTCATGGTGAAAATCCAGGGGGCAGCGGCAAACTTCTCATAATTGCCCGTCACGCCATCAATGCCTAGCTCTTCCCAATAGGCTTGGCACTTCTGCAATCCCTTCTCAATCGCTTGTTTAAATTCTGGGTTATTATCGCGCCACTCGTATAAAGTTGACCTAGCGATATTTAATTTTGCGCAAACAGCAGCGAGACTCCGGCCACCGGCCAGAATCTCCTCCGCTTTTTTACAGTACTCATTTTTGTACTTATTGGGTGTTCCCATAGCACGACCCTTTTGTAGTGTCCGACTTATGGCCCTGCTTGTTCATTGCGTTTAGCGCCCTTCATAGCACCGTCATCTGATGGCATGCCAGGCTCGCAGTATTTTGGCTGTTCACGGTTTTGTTTATTAACCATTTTGCCATACATGGAAGGAACACCATTGTAATGCGTGTCCTCTTTTTCTTCTGAATAGTCTTTAATTTCGCTCATTTAAGCGCTCCTTGTAAAAATTATTAATCGATTAATAACTTCGCGAGCAAATCCTATGCACCGCTTAGTTCTAAAGATAGCACATAGGTAGTTATCCACAAAATACGGGAATAAGTCTGGGGATAAGAAAAAAACAACAAATATTTATGTTGACTCTTGACATGTCGACAATCGACATATATCATTCACCTATCAACAACAAAGAGGATAAAAAATGAGAGAAGTATATGAGATAGTATTTTTAAGTACCCGATCACGAATTGAATTAGTGAAAGAGAAAAGCGGGTTGTTCGGGGTGATAAAAGTAGTGGATGGCAAGGATTATCCACTATATGCCAACAAGGAACTTGATCCAGTTCAAAAATATTACAATAAAAAAATAGGAGCAAACTAGATGACAATGCCATGCAGAATTAGTGATGATAATCTATACAATCCATGGGAGAGCGAGGATAATTCGCTCCCCGAACGAACGTTAGAGGATTTATCTATAGCTGAATTAATGGGTGATGACCATTCAGTTTGGCTAAGTAAAAACAAACAGTTCGGTTTCATCCTTGAGATTGAAAACGATGAGGGGCAAACAATCATAGAAAAATGCATCCACCCATACGCAGCCGAAAGTTTAGCATCTTTTTGCCGTAGATATCTCGGTTTCTATGAAACTTTAGAGGCGGCATAATGAAAAAACAGGGCGATTATTATCAATACATAGTTTTTGAAGACAAGGAGCATGAATGGGTATATGAGATATATACCCAGGATGAAAAGCCAAGTCTTATTGTTGAATCTGACGAATGGTTTGATAGTGAAGCTCAAGCAGGATTTGCAGCCATAGGGCATATAAGCTTATTAGAAAACGGGGAGGGTTAAATGCGTGTTTGGATATTAAGCCGTCAAGACTGCATGGGCTGGGATGAATTAGAGGGTGTTTTTCTTCACCAAGATGATGCAATTAAACATCTTCGTCAGTTAGAATCAGATTTTCCAGAGGAAGAATATGCCGTGGAAAGTTTACCAGTGATTGAATAACAACAAGGAAACATCATGAGTTTAGGATTTACAACACAACAAATAGACCACATTTGCTATCAAATTGGAGAATGGTATCTCCAATGGGAACGAAAAATGTGGGTAGATGGGAAACCGAATCAACATTGGCTAGGAGTTGCTAAAGAACAGCTTAAGACTTTAATTTGCGGTGATGAATACACAGATAATAGCGACAAACTTAAATCACACGTTGAAAAGCTAGAAGACACTATCAGGTTTTTAGAGAATGTCTCTTTTGTCTTAGGAATTACTCACGGCGGAATTGCTGAAATACTTAAAAGCCCTGATGAGGAACTTCGAGGTAAGCTTACAGATTTATTCCATAAGCTCTCAAAAGATGTAGCAGCGCTTTATTATGCAGAGCCTACGCAATAACCTGGACTTCTTTAGCACATGCGCCTTTAGGTGACGTTCCAGCTACGAATTGCACCTTTTGGCCTTCCTTCAATGTCTTAAATCCTGTGCCTTGAATCTCCTTGTAGTACACAAAATAATCTTTGTTATCACTAGCCACAAATCCAAATCCTTTCGCTTCATTAAACCACTTTACCGTTCCAGTTTGCATTTATCTCATCCGTTAGTTAAAAGTTCTTCTTCATCGGTTCGGTTAACCCATTAGCATAATCAGGCATTCCGTTACTCATCCAGACCTTAACAGCACATTCTAGCGCTTCGATGTCTAAGTCTCCGTTTAACATATCCTGTTTGTCGTCTTCACTCAATAGGCGCGTTGCTATTAACTTTGGGCTACAACCACACAACCATCCTACAGTGCTTATCATCTTTTGGCATTCTGGTTTAGTTGGCATTTTTGAAATTCTTTAACATATCAGCCAATCGGGTTGGGCTTCCTCTTCTTTCTTGACTGGGTTTTGATTGCTGGCGTGTTTCCTGCTCTTTTTTTAATCTTTCCATTTTCTCCCAATGAAGCTTTTCCTGGGCTTCTGACTGCGCCTCCATTCGTGCCTCTTGTTCCTCTTTCTTGATTCGTTGCTCTTCTGGGTCTAAATAATCACGGGATTCAAAGATTTCTTTAGCTTCAAAACATTTGCTTAAAATCTTCTTTATTCCGCTTCTACGTTGGTTAATGTGTAATGCCGGATCGCTATTGTTTTCGATGTGGTGTTTGCAGTGCTTTAGAAATACCTCATCACTACGTGGGTCTGTGTCAACCTTGTAGGCTAAGTACTGGTTATCAAGCTTTTCAGTAATAATAAAACTACTACTAACTGACGTAGTACTAGTCTTTTTAATTTCTTTAGTTCTCTTCTTAGTATTATAGTCCGCTGTAGCGGACGTGTTACGTCCGGTCGAGCGGACGTCTACGTCCGGTGTAGCGGACGTTTGATCAATTGTTGTACCAATGTCCGGTACAGCGGACGTTTGAATAACATCAGTGCAATCTGTTTCAATTATTTTCTCAGGTCTGACCAGGTATCGCTTGAGTCCTTTGCGTACTCTTTTGACTTCTCCATGGCGTTCAAAATAGGCTAGAGCCTCATATATTTGACTGCGTTTAAGGGTTGTACGAGCACAAAGAGACTTCTCAGAAAGAAAACACGTTTTGTTATGATTCCAGAATTGAAAGATGGATTCATAGACTTTTAAAAATCCTAAAGTCAATCCTGGTAAATCAAGAATATATGAGGGAACTATGAAGAAAGCTGAGTTATAGGTGTTGTTCGCATGATCATTCATGGTATAATTGCCTTGTTGTAGTTCGTGGTAGAACTGTTATCGTAGGGATGTTCCCTTAATCAACTGCAAATTGATTAACGGGCTAGGGCTGGATGCCCTAAATTTAATCCGCTTGTTTTGTCATCGTAATCAAAAGTAAATCCTCAATAATTATTTTAAAGCCATCTAAAATTTCTTTGTCAGTGATTAGAAATTGCTCTTTCATTTTCTCAATAATAACACAAACAGTGCATTCACCTTGAGTAATCATCATTTTTACAAATGTGTAAATTCCGAGGACACGCAAGTCTCTAATTTGCTCTACGTCTTTATTTTCTAAAACAAACACAGGGAGATTTTCTTTTGTCATATTCATGCTATAGTTACCTTGTTGTTATTTTCATATTGAACTTCCTTGTTAAGTTGTGGATACAAAAAAGCCCGTTGGTGTCTCCACTTTCGGGCTTTTTACTCCTTTAATTCTTTCAGTAATTCTTTTAACCATTCTTCTACAATGTGTATTTCGCTTAAACTAAATGTAAGTAGGTTAGGATTCTTTGGGTCACGGTCATGAACCGAATTCGCAACGCGCTCTAAAAGCTGCACGGACTTAGCATAGATGTCAATTGCCATTAAATCTCCTTTGCTTTTTGCCACTCCAATGGGTTAAAATGTCGTCAGTGCAGCGTATCCATTGAAGATTTATACGATGTACTGTCAGCGGCTTGCGCCAGCCTAATGCTTAAGGTGTGAACTTAGGCATTAGGTCATCTTATATCAACTAATTAGAATTTAACAGAGCGGTTTATCAGGCAATTCAGCATCATAAGCCGAAGGAATAAGCGTTGAATCGTTAAGGAATGGCCGTTGTACAGGTCTAATAAATCCAATACCCGTAACGCTACTAGGAACCCCCGCAATTGCATTTTGTAGAGCAATCCACACCTTGGCAATAGCGTCTTTATCATCAGCAATAAATACACACTTGGAGTCATAACCATCATAGTACATTTCGATTGCTTGGCCATATCCTCCGCCATGCTGTTCGATTTGAATCCATTTGATATGCGCTGAGTTAAACATCCCTTTTTCACGAACTTCTCCCTTAAAATTTAATTCGTATTCAATCCACATTTACTTTGTCCTCCCTGCGGTATGCGCGTATAGCGAATCTAATTAACTGCCGGTACGGTCTTTCTAAAATCACTACCCAAAGACAAAGAATCGCGCCTAGAGTAAACATAATCATCCATACGGGCATAATCACATTGCTGATTACCCAGGGCAAAAAAATTCCTGTTGTAAACATCAAAAGCATGAACATTCCAATTCCCTTTAAGAGATGTCTTGATTTCATTATTTCTTTCCTATGTTAATAAAAGGCATTACATTTGAGGCGTTTGTAGTGGGTAATCTTCCATCCCATTTTAGAATACCCTGGTACTGCACAAACTCAGGAGTCAGACTATCAGCTAGGATTTTATTTGCTTTAGCTTGAGCTTCAGCATTTAGGGTAATTTGCTTGGCGTTAGCTTCGGCTTCAATGATTTGTCGTTCTCCTCGGGCTTTTGCTTCAACGATGGTTTTTTGAGCTTCGGCGCGACTGGTAGCGATTTCATTTTCAACTTTAACGGCATTTTGAGAAGCCTCAATTTTAGTATTAATGGAGTTCATTACAGAAGGAGGCAATACAAAGCTACCAATGAGATAAATTTTATCGACATTAATGCCGTTGCTGGCCGCTTCCTTGATGACAATTTGATTTACTGAGGTAATAAATTCCTCTTTTTTCAAGCCGTAAATTTGGTCTACGGTCATTCGGCTCGCTACTTCATTCATGGCATCACGAACCATATTGTGCAAGAAAGTATTGGTTATCTCTTCAATGCCCAAGCGGTATTTAGTGAAGACTTTGACGATGTTATCAGGCTCAATCTGATATGTTATGCCAGCATCGGTTGTGATAGTTAAACCTTCCGAAGTTTGCATAGTAATGGCTTGTTCTTTATTCCAAGAGCGGTTTTGCAAGAATGTAGGAAATAAATACATTTCTTTATTCCATCCAAGATAATAACGCCCTACTCCTGCCGATTGCTCCGAAACTCCTTTGTCCGAACCATACAGGTTTACAATTACCCCCCGATAACCTGCGGGAACCCGAGTTAAATTACACCCAATATAAACGGCGCTGACAAATGTAACACCAGCTAGCAACCCTGCTTGAATCTTATGCTTCAACTTCATTTACTTCTCCCTGTTGGTTAAATCGTTCCTTTTTCCATCGTTCGTAATAATTTGGATTTGATTTATCTAAAGATTTTGTACCCGATTCTATACTGTTAATAAATTCTTGAAATGGCTCGGAAAGTTCTTTATGCCTCATGACTTCAACCATGTCACGACCTGCTTTATACATTTGATAAAACGTTTCATTCATGCTGCTTGCTCGATTAATTGCTCAATAACGGATTTACATTGATCAACCATGTAATCATAAGTCTTATGTGAGAAACTTGGGTCTTGGCGTTCTAATTCATCAACATCTTTATGCAATTCTTCCATCAAATTAATTTGGTATTTCTCTTTTTCATCATGACCGAAATATTTTCTAGCCTTTTCAAAGTCACGCATGTCGCCCCAATGAGCAGCATCAAACCCAATCCAAATATCACTACATGGCATCGGTAATAAATTCTTAGCACCATGGTCTTCACCTTCAAAAGTTACTCCTCCATGAACCGAAATATCATCACTGTGGTATTTAAAATCAGGAGATACGGCCACATAACCGCAACGAGTGCCATAATGGGTAAAAGTAATGAGGTACTCAAACCCCTTATGTGTACCGCCTCCTTCTATGACAACTTGGTCATGTAAAGGTAAAAATTCTTTATCGCCTTTCAATTCTAATATTTTTGTAATGCAGCTCATTTATCAAAGTCCTTATAAATTGTTTCATCTCTAACCAAAATGTTACGGCAGTTTAGTCTTTGTAAATCCTCAATCAGATTTGGAATCATCCCATAATGATCAGTCATTCCCATTCCTTGCTCACCATTGGGATGGGTATATATAACTGTCCATTTTTGACCTACAGGAGTTTTTAATTGGCGCTTCATTTCTTCCTGTAATTCAGCCACAGCAGCTAATTGAATATAAGCAGCCTGGGGATAATAAGGGCTATTATGACCTAAATATTTAGCATTAAATGCATGACATAAATCCACTAATTGCGCCTTAAATTCATTATGAATAGATTCTATTTCCTCTCTAGTCAGTCGTTTAATTTCCATTTTTCATTGCCTCTTCAATATCATTTTTTAATTGTTCATTGAGATATTTATCAATGCACCAAGCGGCAAACATAGAACGGCTTAAAAAAGGTTCTTCTGCTTTTGCTATGTGATCATTTAGACTTTTTAAAAACTTAATGTGTGCTTTTAAACTCTTTTTAGCTTCCTGTATGTTTGGATTTTCGCTCATCCTGTTCGCTCCATTCCGTTTTTAATTCGCCTTTAGTCAACCGCTCTAATTTGTATTGAGATGCTTCTGGCACGTAGCCCAATTTAAGCCAAAGACCTAAAGAAGAGTGAGACATGCCAGTCTCTTTGTGAAATTGGTACTGGCTCCCGTATTTTTTTAAAACATCGTTTGGTGTCATGTGATATACCTCATTAATTTTGTTGCTAATTTACCAATATTTTTGACGTATGTTAACACTTGACATATAATTCGTCTGCACTTTAAGACAAAAAATATTAATATCTGTCGAGTATTGACATATGACGACAGTCATCATAAAATGGACGCTTCACTAACAAAGGAAACTATGATGAAAACAGTTTATACAGATGGGGTTTATGACATAACAAATGAGCAATACCATGCTTCCGAGGGGATATCACGTAGCAAATTAATGTTGTTAGATAAAAGCCCGTATCACTTTTGGTATGAAACAATGTCGGGTCTTGCTGATAAACAAGAAGCAACGCCAGCAATGAATATTGGGTCAGCTTTTCACACGATGTTATTAGAGCCAGTGAACTTTCAAAGAGAATTTTGTGTTAAACCAAAATTAGAAGTACTACCACCAGCTGTATTAATGAAGGATGTAGGCAAAGAACAGTATGAACAAGTTAAAGCGGCTAGAACAATTGTTCAGAATCGTAATCACGAATTAATGGAAGAATTTAAGCAATATTCCGAAGGTAAAATTCTTCTAACTGATGAACAATTCTCTAAGGTTAGCAAAATGGTTGAATTGGTGAATAGACATGAGATTGTCACAACCCTTTTAGATGAGGCAGTCTATGAGCAATCAATATTCTGGACTGACAAAGAGACAGGTTTACAGTTTAAAACACGGCCTGACATTTGGTCATCAAAGATGGTAGTTGACTTAAAGACTACAAATAACGCAAGTGCTCATAGCTTTATGAGAAGTGCTTTAGAATATGGGTATTATCTTCAAGCGGGTATGGCACATGAGGCATGTAAAGCCCTGGGCAAACCCTTTGATATGTTTGTTATTTTGGCTTGCGAAAAAGAAGCGCCACATGTTCCAGCAATATACATTATGAAAGATGACGCTTTGCAATTTGGAATAAATCAGTTTACAACCTATAAACGTAAACTTAAAAAGTGTTTAGATGAGAATAAATGGGAAGGATACCTTGTACAGGAATTAGCAGTTCCAAAGTACGCTACTATTGATTTAGAGGAGAAAGCAGCATGAGTAACATGAGTTTAAGTGAGAAAAAAAGCTTGATGATGGCTAACCAAAAGTCAGTCATGGGATTGCTAGACCAGATGAAAGGTGAGATTGCTCGCTGCTTACCAAAGCATTTAACCCCTGAAAGAATGGCACGTATTGCAATGACTGAGCTTAGGAAAACCCCTAAGCTTCAAGAATGCGATCCTTTGAGCTTTATTGCTGCGATTATGCAAGCAAGTCAATTAGGTCTTGAGCCTGGTATTTTGGGGTCATGCTATTTAATTCCTTTCAACAATAACCAAACTGGCAAAGTAGAATGTACTTTTATGCCTGGTTATCGTGGGTTCTTGGATTTAGCCAGACGGTCAGGGCAAATTGTATCTCTCGTGGCTCGTGCTGTTTATTCAAATGATGAGTTTAGTTATGAATTTGGATTGAAAGAGAACTTAATCCATAAACCAGCTATGAATGACCGTGGCGAATTAGTGGCAGTTTATGCAGTTGCATTGCTTAAAGATGGCGGTCATCAATTCGATGTCATGAGCAAAAAGGACGTGGACATTATCAAGAATCAATCCAAGTCTAAAAATAATGGCCCATGGGTAACTCATTATGAAGAGATGGCTAAGAAGACAGTACTTAGAAAGCTGTTTAAATGGTTGCCTTGCAGTGTTGAGATGCAAAAAGCCGTGTCACTGGATGAGTTGCAAGAAGCTGGCATACAGAATATCAAAGCATCTGCCAGTGAGGAATTTGATATAGACTTTATCGAAGGTGAATTAGGTGAAACTCCAAATGAAAAACCTTCTCGCAAACATGATGCGTTATTGGATAAATTAAATGCAGCTAAAGGCAAACCGACTGAGAATGAAACGGGTGAGGTGGTTACAGAAAAGCAATTGAAGGAAATTGAAGGCTTGGTTGCAGTTAAAGAGTTTTCCCCTTCTCGATTCCTTGATGCGCTTAAACATTATGGCGTTGAAAAGTTACCTGAAATAACCAAAGCACAAGCCGAAGATTTTATAGCAATTTTAAATAAAGAGGCAGATAAATGATTTATGATATATCAATTATAACTAACTGCGAGAAATGTGAGAAAAAAATAGACCTTGAACAATGCGAAGGGTCTATTTTTTGCAATGGATGTTGTAATGAACTAGAAATGTTTGACAAAGATTATGTGTGCGCAGCTTTAAATGAGGTATCTAGTCTTGATTATCATTGGGATAAAAATAATTTGTCGGACATCACATTTTGCGAAGAACCTGATAAGCGAGAGTTATTTTTTCAGGGCGTAAAGAAAGGTTATTTAGATGCATTATTTTGGATAGCTGACTGGTTTGAAGTTGTTAAATATCATGAGGAAATCATACAACCTAAATTTAGGAAGCAAGCAGAATGAATGAATTAACAAACGCTCAGAGGGCAAATAATACACCAGATATTATAGCTCAAAATCATGCTATGGATGCCCACGAATTTCTTGTTAGATTCCTTGATAAGTTTCACAGTGCTAAACGTGGCGGAATTCATGACTTTATGGAAATTTCCCTCTTCAATATGGTCAATTTAGCAGTTGGTAACATTGATAAATATCTTAATGAAGGTCATAAAGAAGTAAGCGCAAATGAGATTATGTCCATTGTGGCTGATTCCTATCAAACAGTTTTGGATAACATTAAACGTAATTTAGAAAAAATGGGTCAGGTGAATTTACGATGAAATGGTATAGCGTAAAAAAACATTTACCACCTCTGTATATGCCAGTGATTTGTAGAGTATTAGATTGTGAATATGGAGAAACTATAATTATGGGAAGCTATGCTTTAGATTGTGATAGATGGGATTTTAACCAGGAACCTTTGGTAGAAAATTATAGATACACTGTAACTCATTTTGCCATTCCTGATCCGGTAGAAATAGATGAATGAATTTAATGAAGTAAAAGAAAATATTGAGCAAGTTATTCGTGAAATAGAAAAAATTTCACCGCAATTAGCAGCTCATTTAAGAAAAAATATAATAATGGATGATAAAAAATCCACTTTTTGTTATGCACCTTCTAATGACAGGATGTCAGATGAAAGAATTGCGGATATACCAAAAGAAAGCAGTACAGGAATGCTGGAACGTACTTAAAGAAACCGATGAACCGGTTCTATTAATGGCAAGTGTTGGAGCGGGTAAAAGCCTCATGCTTGCCGATATACTCTTAAGAATGCAAAGACTTGCGAAACGTGCTTTATGCTTAGTAAATAATGCTGAACTCGTTCGAAATAACTGTGCTACATTTAAAGAACAAGGCGGTGAGGCTTCGATTTATTGTGCTGCTCTGGGAGAGAAAGACGAAAGCGCATCAGTTATTTTTGGTACGCCACAATCAATTTTAAACGGAATTAATAAAAATGAACGAATCGCCCAAATCAAGTTTAATATCATTATTGTCGATGAAGCTCATGCGATTAATTATATGGATGATCGTAGCGTCTTTATGCGCATACTTCGCCACTACAAGCAAGAATACCCCCAAATGCGATTGCTCGGCGCAACGGGAACCAACTTTAGATTTAAAGGAACAGAAATCGTTGGAAATAATTGTCTCTTCAAACGACAAGTCGGAAACATCACCACTGAACAATTAATCAATGACAAATATTTAATCGACCCTGATTTTAAAATAGACCCGAATCTTGTTATTGATTTTTCCAAGGTTAAAATTAAAAGCAATGGAAAATTTGATTCCAAAGACCTTGATCTGGTAATTAGTGAGAATGCTCGTTTAACAGAGCTTATCTGTAAGCAAATCATTCATATCATGGAAACTCAGTCCAGATATGGGGTTTTTATCTTTGCAACAACCAAAAAACACGCCGAAGAGATAATGGGTCATTTGCCCCCAGAGCAAAGTGCTTTAATATTAGGTGAAACGCCACAAGATGAACGAACGAGGATATTAGAAAATGCGCGTACTGGACTTATTAAATACTTGGTTAACATTGCTATTATTAGCGTTGGTGTTGACGTACCTGCCTTCGACACGTTGGCTTATCTTCGCCCCACTGAAAGCCTTGTGCTCCTCGTACAAACAATGGGAAGAGTCCTACGATTATCACCCCATACCGACAAAACCGAAGCCTTAGTTTTAGACTTTGCAGGAAACATAGAGCGTCATAGCCATTGGGATAATCCTGTCTTGTTAAAGGCCGTTAAAATGGCTTTAGATGAGGATAGGCCGCTCGTTATTAAATGCCCTGCTTGTATGGAATTAAACAAAGAAACCGCTAGACGTTGCGTTGGAGTCATCAATGATAAACGCTGCGAATATTTCTTTGAGTTTAAGGAGTGTCCAAACCAAGAATGCGGGGTTAAGAACGACCTCGCAAGTCGCCATTGCAGAGCTTGCCAGCATGAACTGATAGACCCCAATGATAAATTAACGTTACCCTCAGCAACACCAGAATTAAAAGAACTTGAGGTTATTGATGCAAAATACGCAATATCTGACTCTAAAACAGGATTTAGAATAAATTGCATGTACCGATGTCGGGATGACAAAGGTCGCATTGCAGCATTTTATGAGAACTATACGCCCATAAGTGACAAGGCACGCCATGTCTTCTATGGACAGTTCGTTAAAAAACACTGCGAGAAGCCAAGTGATTGGTATATCCATCTCGATAAGCGCGAGAAAATGCAAGAGATGCTTCAAAGTGTGAACACTCCTACGCACATAATGCTTCATCAAGATGATAATGGGTATAGGATAAAAAGGAAAATTTTTCAACCAACACAGGGATCGTTATGAACTTTCATTTAAGCGTTTGGCATAAGTACAGGAAGCAAGCTGATATTATTGGTAAGCATATTGCCTCCTATCAGGATAAAAAAACCAGGGTTATTAATCTAGATAAAGAGACATTAGCGGGTTATATAGCTCATATTACGTGTATTTTATTGGAATGTTCAGACTATATGGAGAAATGCGGGTTGACTTTGCCCCCTGCTTTATGGAAATATGACGCTAAAGACCCAACCACGCATCCTTCTAGCAAGTTATTTTTGTATAAGGAATGCATGTCCAAGCAAGCAATTAGGAAGTATGGTAATGAATTTATGGCTAATTAGCTGATCACCCATGACGGTGAAACAGTACACGGGTTCGTTAAGGCGTTCCCAGCAATGTTATGGCAGTCCTAGAGTTTAGGTTAAGTAGAGTCGGCATTTAACCGTCATCCTACGAGTTCGGGTGCAACTCCCGACTAGCTGTCTCCATTTATGGCTTATCGGATGGAATGATTGGGGAATCCTAGTTATTTTTATTCGTGAGGCGAATCGGTAAGCCGCCCTTTCAAGCAGCAATGCGAGAACGGCAAACCCATGAAAGCGTAAACTCGCTCAGGTATGGTGAGGCTATGAGATTGTGCCGGTAAAAGGCTGTAGGGGTGTAAATCCCCCCATTCGCCAATTATGGGCTACGGGGCTTATATAGCTATGACTTAAGTCGGCATGAGTCCAAAGGGCTGTGATACGGCCAGCCACATGCGGTTATATAAGTCGTCCGGCTCACCAATTATGGCTCCGGCAGCGTCTTGCGCATATGATCATCAATGATGACCCTCTTGGAGCCACCAATGAATGAATTTACGAAACAAGAGCTAGAGTGCTTGCACAATGCGATTGCACTTCAATTAAAAAATATCCCCATGTCGGAAACAAATGCTATAAGACGAAGTGAATTAGTGGTGAAACTCCAAACCATGATTGAAAACTATTGTGAGCATGAATGGCATCCTGGAGGTAGTCGTCCTTGGCTTCATTGTATAAAATGCAAGTCTAATTTTAATCATGAGCCATACCCTTACTAAGTCTGATTTTGCTTATAATCAGACCTAATATGTCTTTATATCAAGATTTCTTTATTCCTTGATGTATTGATTTAGCATATCGAGGATAAGCTCGCGAAGGTTTTTATCTTCCTGCATGAGTTTAATTCTGACCTTTTTATACAATTTAGCAGGGATTCTCAAAGGATACTGTTTGATATCGCTATTATCCAACCTAAGTTGCATAGTATCGCCATTTTCTTCCTTGTCGAAGTTTTTTCCCGAATCAATAAACGCCATTAGTAAATTCCTCAATTTCATTAACGATACATTTTATCTCTATACACGCACTTGAGTTTTGATATTCTTCGTCTACTACTGTAAGTCCTTTTTCAACACAAGTTGCATAGGCGACTCTTTGATGGGTTTCAGTTTTAAATATGGGTAATTCAAACTTCTTTAATTCATTATATATTTCATTACCGAGATTCGTGCCTGTAATTTTTCTACTAACGATAAAAGCTGCCTTAACTTTTCCCTCAGTCATATCAATTCTATATTTAACATGTCTAATTAAATCTTCTGTAGCCCAAATGTCATAGGGTGAAGGTTGAACCGGAATTAAAATCAAATTAGCGCATCTAATTGATGCCATAGTTAACGCTGAAATTTGAGGTATTCCATCAATAACAATTCGCTCATATCTGGGAATATATTTAAGAATGTCTTTATGTAAGGTTGTCATAGTCAAACAGGTCATATCAATTAAATCGCCACCCGAACGCTCATGCCATCGTTGAGCCGAACCCTGACTATCAGTATCAATAAGTAATGTTAACTTTTCACGAAGCGTATATTCACGAGCTATATTAACGGCCAGCGTGGTTTTACCAGTACCGCCTTTCTGATTTAATATTGAAATAATCATATCTTGATTCCTTGATGTCTTGAAACGCAGGAATCTTGATGTATTGAGGTCTTGATGTCAAGATGTTTTGAAATAAAGAAGGGGTCGCATAACGAACCCCTTAACTGTTTCCTTCATGGAGGGATCAGATTCTATTCTTCTTCACCGCCAAAATTGTCACTTTGCTTAGAAATTTCCTCAGATTCCTCATTTTTCTCGACTTTTGGCTTTTTACCAGGTGAAACTTTCTTAGGTTTTTTAAATGATTTTTTATAAGCTGCCTTATCTTTCTTGCTGCTAAACATGCATTCAGCTATATAATCAATCCCTCTTAATAGGCTGTCTATTCTATCTTCAAGGCGCTTAAATTCCTTGTAAATCTTACTTTGATTATCAAGTGATATTCCATCAACGGGATCATATTTATCTTTTTTAATGGCAACTAAGGTTTCGGCATTAATCCCAAATGCTTTCATAATATCGGAATCGGAGGCTTTTTTCTTAAGGTACATGTGTATTTTGTTAAGTTCGTCCAATCCTGGTTGCTGATTATAGTTACCGTCTATTTGTTCTTGTCGCCATTTGGATGCAACTATTTTTGGTTGCTTGCTGCTTGGTTTCCAGTTATCCAATGTTACCGGCTCTTCCTGGTCACTTCCATCTATACTGCATGGGTCAAACTCATAACTTGCTTCGCTCATCATTAACGCCCCTGTTTAAATAAGTCAAAATAACCGCTTTCGCAGCATCCTCACCCCAGACCGCAACCGCTTCATAACCACGTTGTAATTTACGATGGATAAATGCAGATTGTTCTATGGTAAGTTTTCCCTTTCCAACTTTTAATTCAATCCATAATCCAGCCCACCAAACCCCATCATCATTTTGAACAGGTAAAGCCAAAAAAAAATCAGCAACCCCTTTTTTAACACCCATTTTTTTTAATTTTTTACCTTCATATTCGCTACATTTACGCTCATTAGCAAAGTGATGGAAGTCAGCAGCCAATTCTGGAAAGTTATAATGAAACCAGTTCACTAAGTTGATATGGTCAATTTGTTCAGGCTTAAGGCTCATTTCCCAGTCCGAATCATCACCGCTATATCGTTAGCTCTCTTATGAACTTGGTTCGCCCAGCGACTATCCAAAGCCTCTAATGCGGCAGTCGTATAATCTTTGGCTTGTAACGCTGCGATCATCTTTTTAAATCCATTCATCTTAGTAATGCCTAGATTAAAGTTCATATTGATAAGTGCGTTTCGAACGCCAGGAGGTTGCATAGTGAACCATTCACATGCTTGTAATTCGCTGATGGTTTGCTCTAAGTCGTTCTTAAACATTAATTCTGCTTCGTCTAAACGAATGCCATCCTCTAAATTTCTACCCCATCCGATGGTTAAATGGCCATTTGTATCAACGTATGATTTTAAATCCAGTCCTTCACAGTTTTTTATCCAATCCTGTAAATCTTGCATAGCAAATATCCTCCTGATAAATGAACAAGTGATTTAATAAGAATTTTGGGAAATAGAAAAAGAACCTGTGGAGATTTGCTCATCCTAAGCATCTCCACAGGCACAAAATGTAAGCTATCCTTAGCTTGTCCATCTACAACCTTAAATATGTTGATAACAGCACGACTCAACTGGAATTTAAATTAACTTTAGCGGGTTACTAAATTCCAGTTGATACCAGAGTGCTTTGAGTAATAACTCACGCCTTCTACAATAACATGTTATAATACAAATTCAAAACCTAGCGATTGCAACGCGAAAAGCTGGAAACTCACCAGTCTGGTTTTGTTCTTATTTGAGTTCACTAGAGTGGTGATTATGACATATCGATGTAATGTTCCTTTTTGCGATAAACTTCGTCCTTATTCTAAATCATATTGTTCTAAGCATCGCTGGCAATTTGAAAAATTAAAAATTCCTGCTTATATAGAATTACTTCCTTTATGGTCATTCAAAAGATGCGAAGCACATGGACTATTAAATTATGATCAAGTTTATTATCATAAAGCTACCTCTTGTTATCTTTGCAACAAATGTATTGTTATAAAAAGAAAATTAAATTATGACCCTAAAAAACAAAAAGAATATATAAAAACCAAAGCTATCCATAGAAAAAATTATGCCTTATTTAAGAAGCATAAATTGTCTTTAGATGAATATAATTCAATTCTACAAAAACAAAACAATAAATGTGCTATTTGTAAAATAACATTTGAAGAGTATTCAAAAATACCTTGTCAGAGACCAAGATTATATTTCAATGTTGATCACTGTCATCTAACAGGAAACATTAGAGGATTGTTATGCAATCGCTGCAATATGGGTTTGGGTTATTTTTTAGATAACCCAAATCATATATTAAATGCTTATACCTATCTGAATAATAATCTATCAAATTGATTAAGCTGGAGTCACTATACGATAACGAACATACAAAGTGGCTGTTGAATCTCCCGAAGCAAAGTCCGCAGTAGCATTTGATAAAAATACTGCGGTATTTCTTACAGTTGCAGGAGCATTTAAAGTAGCTGCACCTGAACCGTTAGCGAGGTATCCACTTGCAGCAACACCGTTTAATGTAGCTGCGGCAATTGAAGCAGAAGCAGGAGAACCCGCGCCATGTACAGTGTTACCGTACTGAGCTTGGATTGCACCACCAGCTGTATATTGTAAAGTACCATAAGCAATATCCCAAAGAATGCTATCAATGAGAATTAACTTACCAGCACCAGGAGCAGCAATCAGTTGCACAGGTGTATCGTATAAAGCTTTAATCTGTGCAGCAGTCAAGGTTACAGTAGCAGTTGCAGCAACATCTACTGCCAATTGCGCATAATCAACTGCGTTATTAGCAATCTTAGAGCCTGAAACAGCACCAGCAGCGATAGTTAACACACCTGTATTGCTTAGAGTAGCATCGCCAGACATTGCAGCAGCAGTAGCTACGTTTGAAGCATTACCAACGAATATATCGCCAGAAGGCAATGTATTAGACAATCCACCATTAGCCGCTAAAGCAACAAATGCATCAGTAGTAGCATCATAAGTGAACCAACCAATTTGAGCAGTAGCGTAATAAATTAAAACGATGTCTTCATTTTCCCATTGCCAAACACCGTTGTTTAATAACTCAACATCAGCAGCTTGGGAACTGAAATAATCAGCAGTTGTTATAGTACTTAAATCATCAGTCGTTACAATCCCGACGATGTTCGGGAAAAGATTAAATTCCCTTTTAATCGATGTAATCATTTAATTATCTCCCTATAATTTATCTGGTTTTATGTTTAAGATTTTTTCGTCTTATCCTGTCCAAATCATCAACACATAAATAACCAACTCCTTCGGCTGCGGCATCCGTTCGCACGCCATATTTACCTGTGTCACCGGCCGTCTCAATGAGAGGATCGTGACCTTTAAACCCTTCTCTTCTTCCTTCTCTTACTTCAATAGGTTTGCGTGGAACATCATCATAAGCCATGATTATCTCCTAGTAGCGGCAATCCTTCTTACCTTTCTTCTCGCCTTTACGTTCCATTTTCTTATCCATCTTTTTATCCATTTTTTTATCTTCTTTCTTGTCCATTTTCTTTTCTTTAGTAGCCATTTTATTATCCTTAATTTGAAGATTGTGGAGTTTGCACGCCAACAGCAGCGTTTCCCGCAGCACTTATAGCGCTATCAGCCACGGTTTCAGCACTTGTTAATACAGGATTAACAATGGCTGCTACGCTGGATGATTTGATTGAAAGTAAATTTTCAATCTTTGAGACTAATAGTTTAAGCTCATTCTCTATGGCTTGTACAATTTCAGGTTCGTCTTTGATGAGTTCCTGTTCGGCAACACTTAAAAAATGATTAATTAAAGCACTTAAAAGAATATTAATTATCCTTTACCTCCACGCTTTCCGCTATCCAATATCCTATCGGCTTTTGCGTCAATCTTGGATTTGGAAGCCGGTGACAGCTTCCCTTTATGTTCCATTTCTGACGCGCGACTTTTTGCATTTCTGGCATGACTTTTATCAAAAACGGGATAGCTTCTATCAGGCCCTGCGAAAGCACTATCCGGCAGTTTATTTCTTTTCTTGGTTGTCAGCTTCGCCATGTTCCTTGTCTCCTAGACATTCTTGCGATAAACCAGTTTGAGCATCCTGCTCTTCATGTTTTTTAATCATCACTTCACAAGCGTAAATAGCCCCTATTAATTGATTGAGATTATTTTGTGCAAAATCTCTTTGTTGAACAAACTGACCATGTTGTTGTTTCAGTTGTTCAAGAATATTTAATTTTGGAACTTCCGTTTTTGCTTCTGACATCTTCTACTCTCCATGTTGTTATAGAATCCTTACGCATAAATCAAAGCTGCACCAATAAAAATTAAAATAGCATCCAAATAATGACATGGATCACGTCTCAAAGCTCTTATTCCAACTATTAACCCAAATGTTATACCTACAGCATTATTCCATCTCATAACTAAACCACAAATTCAAATGAACTACAATATCATTTATATTGGGTAGGTTCCACTGATGATTAAAATAGAGCCAGATGTAAATGCCGTATTACTTATATTAGTGGGTGCGCCTGCAATAGAGTAGGTTTGTAGTCCGATAACTGCCGATCCGCCACTTATAAAGGCAACTGGAGTTCCAGTATAAGTAATACCTGGAATCATTGTAAAACATGCAAATGTTGCACCAGCAGCCATTGCGGAAGGTAATCCAGAAATCAATGCGGTTCCTGTGGAAGAACCAACAGCATTAACTTGCAAGGTCATTGTAAATGAAATGTGGTTTCCTATCTTTCGATAGACCCCATTTTGTTGCGTATAGGTTAATCCAACAGCCGCACCACCAAATGTTAAGGTTGGAGTAAATGTCCCATCAGTTTCTAAAGTAATTCCACCCGCACCCAAAGTATTAGCCGCTAAAGCAGTTGCAACACCAGTTCCTAAACCAGTTATTCCTGCTATTGGCAGTCCTGTACCATTAGTTAGCGTAATCGATGTCGGAGTGCCATGAGCTATATTAGGCAATGTGGTGCTCATACTAGGTACACCACCTGCACTTGAAACTAATACGGCACTGTTTACCGGAGTGATAACCCCCAATACGTTCGCTGAGGAGGCATACATAATTGTATTTATAGCATTAGTGGTTGGATAAGTGGTCGTTGACCAAGCAGGAGCACCACTTGCACCAGATAATAATAATTGGTTTGCTGTTGCAGTTCCAGTAAGAATAGCCATTGCAGAAGCCGTGCTATAAACAATGCCGCCATTACTAGCAGTTAAACTCGCATTAGAACCGCCTCTAGCTAAACTAAGCTGCCCACTCCAACCCATTGTTAATGATGTTGCTTGCAATAATGCAGTTGCGGGAGTTCCACCCAAAGTAATAGTTACGTTTGTGTCATTACTGGCTGTCAGGGCTGCGGGAGTAATAGTTGTTTGATAACCTGGAATCGTCAGCCCAGAAGGTAAAGTCGTACTGAGTGAAGGCACTCCACCAGCACTGGTTATCAGTACCGCACTATTCACTGGGGTAACTTGTGCCATAACGCTGGCACTTGAGGCGTAAAATAGACCATTAGAAGTAAAAGTCGTAAGATTAGTTCCACCTGAACCCGTAGGTAGCGCATGGGCTAGAGTAACAATCTGCGCATTACTAATCGTGAAAGCTGTATTGTTGACGCCAGCCGTAGTCTGCGTAGTAATGGTAAATTGTGTCGGAACAATACCTGCGCTGACTGCTCCTGATACAGTCCACCCTAGAGTACCACTTCCATTTGTATTGATAGTAGTACCATCATCTCCGAACGCCGAGAACCCCCCAAGGGAATCACCGTTTTGAACCGCAACAAAAACTCCAATCGTAGTTGATCTGGATTTCACAAGACCAATTACTGAGCCAGTAGCGTTATTCTGATAAGTAGCGAAAGGCGCAACAATTCTCGATCCACCCTGAGCAAACTCAGTTCGTAATGTTCCTGAACTACCGGCTGCAATCGGGGTAATATCGCCTATTAGCAAGTTTCCGGTTCCATTGGGTATGATGCTCAAATTGGTATTTAGTGTTGCTGTAGACATGACATCGCCTGTGAAGGTGAAGTCTCCCAATGAAGGAATTCCTGAAGTGAATGCTACCGTACCGTCGGCATCCGGGAATGTAACGGTTCTAATATTAGCCGTGTCAGCAAAACTAAATAAAGTTTGATGTTGGTATGCGGTTCCGTTGCTGAAACTTACAGGAATATTTCCCCCCAAATCACCAATTATTGCAATTCCATTTTGTCCTTTACCAATGAGGATTAATGGAATGTTTGGGTCAACACCGCTTGCTGACAAAGTTGGACCAGCGTTAACAACAGCGTTGGCACTTGTTATAGTTAAATAATAAGCAGCACTAGATCCAGATGTATTCCATTGAACAATGATATTTCCATTGGAATCTTTTACACCCTGTGGACTTTGAAAATATCCGGTGAATCCAGGTCCATAATAATCAGTTCCATTTACAGCGATACTTAACGTAGAAACTCCAGTACTAACTGATTGTTTTAAAATTCCATTGGCTAAGGTTGCAAGATTGAATGCATCAGGTAGAGAAGCATCTGCGGTGTAGGTTATGAATGGGCCTGTTGTAAATGTGCTTTCTTGAATTTGTGTCCATTGACCCGCAGCAGCATCATAATATTCATAAAGCTGATCATCGGTATTAAATCGCAATCTGTAATTGATAGCAGCTGATGGTGCTGGTCTTTGAGCCGTTGTACCAGGAGGTAAAAAAGTCCATGGAATATCAAAGAGAACGTTAGAACCCAATAATAATCCAGGTATTTGATTGCCATTAGCAATATCACCGCCAGGTGTCATCTGACTAAATTTTATAGTGTTTACCATCACGAATCCTTGTGATTAGTTAATGTACTATCCTTGTATTTGTCTTAATGTAACTCCAACATAAGCCGTTGCATCTGGTGTGATTAATTGTAGCACGTCACCACCTCTCACATAACGCTTTTTAGGCTTGTACTCATTGTATGGTTGTGAGCCAACACTGCCACCGGCTGGAATGACAGGTACACCATTTTTACACACAAAGACATTTGAATTAGAAGCATATTCAAAATATGCCTGATACTGCATAGTATCGTCACCAGGTATATTTACGGTTTGCGCGGAATTAACAGTGCAACCAACCTGGAAGGCTGTGTCACTGAAAGGCATCGTTTCGATGTAGTTAGCATTGTATTGAATCGTCATTTCTTAATCCCCTTAGTTATTCGTATCGAATCATTTTTTGTGCTAAAGCTGTAGGCTGTACAATTGAAAAACCAGTTGGAGGCGTGGTCAAAGGTACGTTAGCAAGTGATTCCCCTCCATCAGATGTAAAGGTCTGTGAGGTGGTATTAGTACCGTTAGCATAACCAAACCCACTAATACTTCCTTGAACAGGAACCGTTGTTTTGTGGGTATGCGCGGGAATATTTGCAGCTACTAATACAGCCGCATTCGCACCATTTTCCTGCCCAATACCATTTGTAATGCCCGCACCAGAAAATAGATTGCCAAATGCTCCCGCAATCACATAACCGGATAATGAAGGCAAATTGAATGTTGTTGAACCATCTCCACCTAAAACTGCAAAAAATCTAAGTTGATTAGCTCCATTCACCGTTGCATTCGAACTTAAAGTAACCGTATTAGTAGAAATTCCAATAATTGTAGTTCCTGCTGAAATGCCATTTCCTTCAACAGGAGTATTAATCGCATAAAGCGCACCATTTGCGACTGTGATTGTAGGTGATCCAGAAGTTAATGTGACCGTTTCTAAATTTGTAACTTTTGAAAACAATTGATTATAGGTCTGACGAGAAACAGCAGCACCATTACATAATAAATAATGTTGGGGGGTACCAAAACCATAATAATCAATTACTGTTCCAACAGGAACAACAGGATAGGCATCATGATAAGTCTGATCAATTTGACGTTCTATCGTTGTTTGCTCGTAAGGATATTCTACGTTGACATCCCCAGAAATTAATTGAACGCTAGACAAAGTAATGTTGCAGTTATTAGGCAATAGCAATTGATATTCAATGTAAGCTGTAGGCGGAAAATCAGTGTCCATTGACGCGCCTATTTGGCCAATTCCAGGATAAGCATTAAATGCTTCTGTTAAAGGAGTAGTATTTAAAACAGTGGTTAAAGTATTTCCCTGAGAATCGACAATCGTTGCAGAAATATTCTGAGGAGCATTACCCGACAAAGCCATAATAGAAGAAGATACAAAGCTATTAGACCAAAGCACCCCATTTTTAGTAAATCTTTGGCTAAGGTATGCATTAGTCCAGCTTCCACTTAATTGAATTTGTAAGGCATAAGATGCATTTGTAGGGTTAACAACTGCACTATTTAATAACACCTGAGTCAATGTCACATTACCTGTACCGGTTAAATGCAAGAACCAATCAGGAGCAACTTTGATAATTTGGGTACTAATACTGTTTAGTGTTAAAGGACTTGCAAAGTTAATTAACGCAAATTGCGGGTTACTAATTTGGTTGTCAGTAGAAAAGGAAGTCTCATTAATAGGAGTATCACCGCTAGAACCAGGCACGTAATTTTCAACCAAATATATAAGTGGATCTTGTTGGGTTGGGCCTTGTCTAAATTCCAGCCTGTACACAGTATCAGGATCAAAATAAATATTATTTGGAAGTGTGCCATTGGCTAAGAACCTTATAGGGTTATCCCAGGCAACATTACCAAATGGGTCTTGCCAAGTAGGTAATGGGGCGTATGGAATCTCATTATCTAAAACGAACATGTAAAAGGTATCATCAAATGCATGCGCAGTTAAGTCAACCTCGTACCAAATCGGATTACTCCCTCTGACCATAGTCATATCATTATATCCTTATAATGCTTGTTTTTTGCCCATTATCGAATTATAATCTATTTATAATTTAAGGTGAAACTATGTCTACAAAAATTAAAGATACTTACAGTGATGAAACTCGAATTGCTCTTCTTGAGCAATCCATTAACAATATCAATAATACACTGGTTCGCTTCGAAAAACGATTTGACCAGATTGACGCTAAATTCGATAAACTTGATACCAAAATAGATGCGAGTCAAAAATGGTGCATCGGCCTAATTAGCGGTCTTTATATTTTATTCGGTAGTGCATTCATCACTGTTCTCATTAAATTTGTTCATTAATAGAAGCGTCATGATGCATCTAATTTTTTTATGTACGGTCATTTTAATCATCTGGAATCTCATGGATTAACTATAAGATTCCAGTTTTCTTGGCTATATAAGTCACTTCACCTCCGCCAAGAAGTATTCCCATCCCAATTAATGCTTTATTCCTATCAGCTCTTGCTTTTTCATAAGCAGAACGAGCCTTTTTAGCCTCACTTTTTAATCTAGTTTTTTCTTTTAAACTCAAACCTTCTTCATTACTAATACTTTCAGCTTCTTTTGCAGCAGATTCAAGTTCAGATATCGTTTTATTCAGAGTTTCAATACGTGAAAATGAATCTTGAACTTTTTGTCTTCTGGCCTGTTCTTCTTTATTTGTTTTACTTTGAGCCTTTTGTTCGGACTTTTGCGCGTTAAACTGCTCAACCGTATCATTATGCGCTTGTTTATGAGCGTTATATTCCGACTTTGCAGTTTTTGAAGCAGCCTTAGCATTATTTAAATTTTCACTTAAAACAGTGAGTTCATTCATATGGCCTTGTAACTCAGGCATATGAGGTAAGTACTGTTCCAATAATTCGTTAGGTTTTAGCAATTCTCCAGGATTTTTGGCAAAAGATTCACCTACTAACAAACGCAGTAATTCAGGATCATTTTTAAAGAGGTCGTTTAATATTTTCTGACCTGTGACTTTATTAGGATTAGACGCTTTAACATGAGGCTCACCACTTAACGCTTCCAGCATATTGCGTGGCGCTTTCCCTTTAAATTGCAGCTCTTGATAGAATTTATTTTTAAATAAAGGCGCAATTTCAGTCGCATAACGTTTTTTAATTCGATTAAGTTCCTTTAGGTTTTCACCACCCAAACTTTTATCAAGAATTTCTTCCATACGTTTAACATCAATATCCATTGCATCAGCAGCTTCAATAAGCCTGTCATGCTCTTGAGAGGTCTTCCCATAAGCTGATGAACGGGTTTTTTGAGCCATTTCCTTCAATGTTCTATACCCAGAGACAAATTTATTAGCGGGCATTGAGTTTTCTTTACCAGCTGTTTCTAGTTCTTTTGTTAACTGGATGACCTCGGGAGATTTGGTATCACCTTCTTGAAGATGTTTGGTTAAATCAGCTAAAACCTCTTGAGTAGACCTATTCATTGGCAACTGAACTTGTTGTTCTTTTAAGTCATCAATGTATGTATTAAACTCATTTCCCACTTCTTTTTGTCGCGCTTCAAGAATTGGATTTAATCGTTTAGCAGTTCGAACTCTATGAGCTTGACCTAATCCTAAAACATTCCCGACTTCTTCTTCTTTTTCAGATAAAGCTTCTTCGTGAGGTTCAATCCCAGCTTCGGCTTCCGAAGCTTTTTGCTCTTTTGTTTTTAATAAGGATTGAGAAGTATTAAAGGCCTCTTCATCAATAGGTTTTTCGGTCAAAGGAGCAAGTGGCATTTGAGATGTATTCATTTCAGGTGAACCCGCTATTCCCGTTTCAAGTTCTTCTTTTTCAGCCGCTAATGCGTTTGCTTTGCGCTGTAATGTATTGGGATTAGCTGATCCCATTTCAGGATTTTGCTCTAAAATATCTTTGCGTGCTTTTAAATCAATATTTTGATTTTCCTGATTCGATTCCGCATCTTCAAGCGCACTCTCAGCGACTTCTGCTTTTTTGCGCAATTTAGGTGATTCAAAAACATTTTTAATCCGCTTTCCTATTTCCTTTATAGGTACTTCACCGCTTACAAGGTTTTTTAATGCTTTCCCTGCACCGTGTAAGGTAGCAGCTTCACCTCCGGCTACAAGACGGTCAAAAGCATTTCCTGGAGTAGTCGCGCCAAATCCAATCGCAGTACCTCCCAATGCACTTAATAAAGCTGGAACACCTACAGCCCCCGCACCAGTAGACGCTAAGGCAGCAATCGGGGCGGCTACTGCACCCTGACCAAGCATGTGACCCACATTTCGGCCAAATCCAGCACCGTATTCGTCTGGAATTTCAGATGGTTTAAATTCACCGCCCGTTAATCCAGCATAGGCACTTTGTAATCCTTCTTTAACCCCAGTAGGTAAATTCTCAACCGCTGGCAAAGCACCATATCCGGCACGCTCTGCGACATGCCCTAATGGTTTAGATATCTGCCCAAAAGATTGACCCAAAGCTTGCCCAAGAAATTGTTTAGAAGATTCTCTGATCATCTTTTTAAAAAAATCTTCTAACGAATTTCCGCCTTTGTTTTGAGGCTTGAAATCATCAGCTAAAATATTTCTTCCGCTTTGAGCAGGAGGCTTGAAATCGTCAGCTAAAATATTTCTTCCTGTCATTTTAGCCTCCATGCTTACGTTTAAATTCATTTATTATTTGGTCACGAGTAAGGCCTGTTGCTCTTTTAGTTTCATCTATATCAGCTTCTGTGATGCCAGAAGGTAATTTATTTTCAGAACCATAAATTTGTTTTCTAATCCCTTTTCGAATTTCATCTCCATTAATTGCAGCATCGGCTTGTTTAAATGCAGCATAAGGAGAAATTCGTTGTGAGGAAGCAATTTCAATCGCTTTATCAAGACGATGTTGTCCAATTTCATGAAGAACAGCTAACGATTCTGCTTTCGCTTTCATAGCATCTAGAGAATCATCATCTTTAATTTTCATTTCACGCGCAAGTGCTAAATCTTTGTCAGTGAAACGCGTATTCAATCCTTTTGCCGTATCAGCAATTACCTTATTGGCCGCCACATCAAATCGAGCTATAAGTTGTTTTTGTTCAGGAGTTCCACTTCTTCGGTAATAACCCAATTCATAATGTCCTAAATATGGATGTTGCCGGATTTGTTCCAATATTGGGTCACTTACAATACTTTTCATTTCGTCAAGTACAGGTTGGGCTTTAATGCCTGATATTGCTTCATCCTGCATCTTAGAAAAGGTTTTACCCTCTTCTTTATTCAACGATTTTGTATATTCCAAATCAGCTTTATGATCATTAATGTTTTGTTGTTTTTCAGCTTCAATTTTAGCCTTTTCTTGAGCTAAACGAATTTTTTCATCAGGATTTGCAAGCTTTTCCATAGCTTTGTTATGACGCATTCTTTCGTCTAATGATTTTTGCTTATATAAGTATTCTCTTTCTCTCATTTCAGGAGTAATGCCACTTGTAGAGTTTCTAGGAATAGGTAGGCCAAGCGCTTGATAGGTCAAAGCCCTTTTAATTTCTTCAAAGTTCAATTTTCCAGGTACTTTATTTCCGCCTTGTGGTTGTTCTTGCTCTTGACCTGGCATCATTTGTTGTTGCTGCGGTTCCTCTTGGGGCATCATAGCGCCTTGGCCTTGTGGCATCTGTTGGCCTTGGTTAATCATGTCCATCAAGTTCAAAGGCGGTTGTTGTTGCCCACCCATACTTTGCCCGCCAGCACCCGATTGACCAGATTGACCGCCTTCTTTTCCTAGATTCTGTATATAATCGAGCTTTGCTTGTAATTGCTGCATTGCCCATTGTGGATCGTTGGAATGCTTTAATTTTAGCAAGTTTTGTTCAAGTATTTGTCTGTTTAATCCAGAATTTGCACCCATTCGGGCTTCTTGTTGTTTCTTTAGGGCAAGTTCTTGCGAAAACTGTTCCGCTTGTTTTTTTTGTTTTTCTCGTTCTAAAACAGGTTGCATCAGGCGCGAAAACATCGTAGAACCTGTATCAATGCCTTTTAGAAAACTTGCACCTGGCAAATCAGTATTAGGAATATTTAAGGCCATTATTTACTCCCGTAAGTTGGAGAAGGGTTATAGCTACCCTTTGGCGACCATCCCATTTTTTGAGCAAGCCCACTAGCTAATGCACCACCTATTGGGCCACCTAATGCGCTTCCTGCTAAACCAAAGCCACCGCCTAAGAGTTTACCAAACAAATCGCCTTGAGCATTACTCTGATTAAATTTATTTTGTGCAGAATTTTGCCCCATATTCATAGCATTCTGGCTCATGGAATTAGCAGCACTCGCACCCTTTCCATAAATATCAGAGCCTACACCAATTCCAGTCATGTATTTTTGCATCAAATCATCAAGATACTTTTGACGGTCTTGGGCCACAATCCCCGATGTTCCTGATTGAATCGCTTGAATCGCAGGAGAAGAACCATTTAATCCCATTTGCTGTGCAGCATTTAAACCACTTTGAGAGGCCATTGCTTCATTTTGCTTGGCTAAATCACTTTCTTGGTAATTTTTAGACCATTCATCTTGCAAAGCGGATGGATTTAAAAGTTTATCCATAGCACCTGAATATTTGCCATAGGTATCAAGTCCATTTTGATTGTATGGCTGCAATCCGTTTTGAGCTTCTTGATAATATTTTTCAAGCTCTTTTTGGGCTTTGTCGTAGCTTTTTTCTGGATGTAAAAAACTTGATAGCCAGCTCATAACATCTCCTTATGGGTATGAGGTCGTAGTGAACTTGACTAATGACCCACTAATTTTTCCAACATAAACATTATTTGTAGTGTCATAAAGCAAAACACCGTTGTTTAACAAGCTTGGTGTAGCAGTGTTCATAGCTGTGATTTGAGCATCCGTATAGCCTTGAGCTTGCAATAAATTAAAATAACCCTGAATATCTTGAATATCTTCGTTCAGAACGTTGACGAGAACAGCAAGCCACGTAGCAAATGCCGGTTCAAATGTGTCACTTAGAATCGGGGAAGCATCAATACGGTCTAAAAAGATAGTAGTCATTAGTTAGCTCCTCCGCTCGCACGCCGAGTATTGCGTACAGCTCCTAGTATAACTATGGGAGCCGAGCTTACACAAACAAGTTTATAGCAACGATTCCGACTGATTCCGAGTTCATACCAGCGCATGCGCCATCGGTAGTGTCCTAATTGACTAAACTCTCGCAAATCAGCAGTAAGGAAAGATACGCCACCATCATCAGAATAATATAATTCAATGTGAGGCTTAAAGAGGGCATTGTAATGATTATCATCAAAAGTAGGTGTATTTCCTCCTTCCGCAATGATGAATTGACTTCCGTCTTCTGTGACCATGTACACAGGGCTTGGCGGAAGGAGTCCATTGCCCATTTCGTCAATAATGAATGTGGTGTTAAGAAAAGGTGCATTGCTCTTATAGAACGTCTGATCACCAAATACAAAGTCAATTTCGACATAATCATCTATGAATTCCGAATAGTCTTCATTATAAATTTGCTGCGTAATCAGCTCATAACGCATTGGGAACTTCAAAAATGCATTAGCTTCTTGTGCGTCTGACTGCGCAGGGTTCCTTAATTCATTATGATAGATATTTCCTGCCATCTCGTAAATGGCTGGATCACCTTGAACAATTACCAAATGTTTATTGTTAAAGTAAACATGCTTTTGAATACGGCAACGGCTACCATTTAATTCAATAACTCTTCCCCATGTCTTGGTTTCAAAGTTATATTCCAAGGAGTTTGCAAAAGTCGTTGGGTCTAGTAATTCAGTATTATCATAAATCCCTGCCGATACACGATAAAAAATCGTATTTTCGTATTGATACAAAAACCCGTCAGTCGTTGCACGTAAGAATGGGCTTAATCCGTTGTCATCATCCGACGCATTTTCAAGCAGTACGTTAACCGCTTGAGTGGATATAACAACTGGTTGACCACCATCAGAAGCCATAAAAGTGACAAGCCCACTGGTATTTTTACCGAGCCAGACCATGCGCCCAAAGTCTACAGATAGACTCAAAGGGTCAGCTATTCCATAATCCCAGTTATAAGAGGTATTAATTTTCCACGGAAATTCACGAGTCACACCGGCAACGGTGATTTGAGTGGCAATATTTGCCCAAATATCGGTTGTGAAGTCGGTGAAAATGTATAATTGCGTGTGTAATACTGCATAAGACCTTACAATTCCAGAAGAGCTGAAAAACAGGGCGAATCCAGCTCCTCCGTCTGGAATAGTAAAAATCTTAGCCGGATTAACAGGAGGAGAGCCACCCAAGTTAATCTGAGTAAGATAATTTATCGGGGTTCCCATTTGACTTACGACAAATCGGCCGCCGAAAGCTGCGACATACTGAGGTTTTGTAGGAGCGTTCGTATCAGTGCACACAGTCATTGTGACTGTCGTTCCTGTCTCAGTGATGATGTAAATATTTACGCCATTAGTTAGCAAAGCATAAACTGAATCACCCACCGGCAAATAGGCAAACCACAGCTCACCTGTAAGGCCAATAGTTCCAATTGTTTGCGCATTAAATGCACTGTCATAGGCTATAACTTGCGTGCCATCAATGACGTACAAATAATTAATAGTCCGAAATTCATCTCGTGGTTCAGTGTTATAAACCAGACGATTTTCATTTAAATAAGTAACATGTTTTCTACCCATTGCTGGATATAAAGCTTGTTGCTTTTTTCCAGATTCAACTTGAATACCGTACCAGTTCGCGCAATCCATAGAACCAAATTGCGTAAAGCGTTGAACGTCGTAGTAGCAAAATATGGGTAGTTGTTGGATAGGCATTATATCCCTGCCCTGACACGCCATGCGCCATTTAGTAGGGATTGCTCATCACCAGTAATGGAGAGATTAACTTCACTGGTTGATACCATGATGTCATAGGCTTCCATGTACATTTGTTCTAGTTTGGGTGTCCATGCTTCGGTTCGTCCTTTGTACATGCAAACGTCACGCGCACCCGCGAAGAGCAAAAATCGTACAAAATATTGAGGTAAATTCGACATGTCGGAATCTTTGGTATATGCCGAGAGCTGGAATTTTCCTCTACAAAAGAATTCAAAGAACTGGCTAGGTGCAGGATAAAGCCTAATATCAACATATTCTGTGTCGGGAAAAGTGATCGCAAAGCGTGGCAATCCTTGAAGTGGTTCATATTTCCAAGCCGCTAAAAAGTCATCACGAGATTTATCAATTAATGGGTAAGTCACCCCTGATAAAATTAACCAGGCATTATCAAGGTTTGCGAGCCTTCCCTGCTTAATAAAGACAATCCCAGGTATAACAATAGGCTGAATGAATTGAAGCGTTGAGGTTCCAGTGATGGTTGAGACGTTGTTTAGTGTTACCAAATTGCCATCAATAGAATCGATAAAACTTAATGTAGGAATTCCGTTCCCTGTGACTTGTTCGCCAGGGTTATAAAGTGTTCCATCAGCGACAGTGAAAGACGGTGAGTTTAATGTCAGCGTCACAATCTCGCGCATGATGGTATCAGTGGGATAGTTATTATCCACAAAGCGAATGGTATTAATGCCAATATTAATAGGGCAAGTCAGAGTCTTCGCTATCGTTAGCATTTGACCATTGCCCGCATAAGACTGCATGAGCTGATTTAAAACCTGCAAGCAGAGCTTTTCATCATCACCATGTAGCGGCGTTGTAGGATTAGACGCACTTATCAAGCGGTAGACTTGAAAAGCATAGTCTCGGAATGTGTAAGCCATTATCCCTCCGTTTTTTTACGGGGCTTAACTGGTTCTTTTGGTTCCTCAATAGCTTCTTTTTTTGGTGCTAGAGCATCTTCTTTCGTAGCAAACCAATCGTCACTATGAGTAAATAACTCGAATTCATCGTAGGATTCAGCTATCTTTTCACGTCCATCACGGGCATAGATAAAAGCTCTAAAGCCTCTGCGTGGTACGGATTTTCCAAGATAAGGTACTAGCTCTTCGTGTTCATGTTCTTGCATCATTAACCCCTGTTGAAAGCAGCCCTACGACACAACATCCAAAATCTATACTGTGTCGTAGGGCTATGAACTTAGGACATAATCATCACAGCAAACTCAGGGTTAATTGCGACCCCGCAAATTACGTCGATACGGTCTAACTGTTCGTAGTTTCTGATGTCTGCACCCAATGAGTAGGTCATAGAAAGTTTGTACAAGTCAGAGTATCGAGTCACAGCCTCAACACCACCGCGCAGTTCTTTGATAGGAGGAGCAGCAAAGACTACGGCTTGGGTGTGGTAAGCCAATGACACGTTATGAGATGCGTACAGCAACATTTGAGCGCCGTTAGGAATAGCAGCACTGATGTTTTGACGCGCACCATCAATAACAATCGTAGGGTTAACAGGGATAGTTGCAGTGTTACCATCGGAAGATATGACCTGAGCAGTAACAACGAATTGCGCAGGAGCTTCGTAGATGGGTTCGTAGGTCAATGGGTTAACCATGTACACACCAGCAGCAGGAGCTACTTGAATCACGTCACCTAGATTAAATACGACAGTTCCAGGGGCTTGACCCAATCCAGTCACAGCGATTGTATTGCCACCAACGATAGGGCCATTGGTTACAGTACCAGCGAGCAACATACCAGCAGGAGGAGTACCGCCTAACTGACCAGCACCAGCAATTTGTCGTCTTAAGAAGTTAGTCTTGAAGAAGTCAAAACCTGACAAGTGACCAATAAAGCCATCAATCAACGCACCAGTGTTTACAGTGTTGTTGAAGACGTTATACAAGTCATTGTTCAAGTTAGCTGATACGCGAGGAGGTACAGCAGCATAACGCTTGCCATCTTCGGGTATACCAAGCTGAGTCATTAAAGCATCAGCGCTTAGAATGGTGTTAAAGTCTACAGGAACGCCAGGAGTACCCACGGATTGATAGACTTGGTTTTGGAACGTGTCAGCAATGAAGTTCTCAACCAAGTTACCAAGACGTTTAGCCCTTGGAGCATTCGCCATTTCTAAATAAGGTTCATCTCGCGCACGGTCGAACGTCAGGTTAAACCCTGTGTATTCAATCATGGTACGGAATTGTTTAGAAATTGTTAGAGGTCGAATTACCTGTACACGAGCTTCGGCTGTAGCTGTAGCGCCTTCACCAGCAAGGTATCTTTCTTCTAAGCGGTAGTCGATTGTTTGACCAGTAGCGAATCTTAAGTTCTTAAAATCGCCTTCAAGGTTTCTATTAGCAGTTCTAGCAAAGGCTAGAGAGTTCCAGAAGCGTACAAAAACGTCATCCAGAACGTACTGGGTTTCGCGAAAAATATTTGGCATTTGCAGTCTCCCTGACCGAACAAATGTTGATTAATTACTCAAGCATCATGCTTAAGTGCCTAACTACCATTTGTCCGGCGGGCGACAAGAGATACACGCCTAAATTTTTACTGCTTTATAACTCGGCCGACGGAAAGCCTATACACGTCTGTACAGCGATTAAAAACATCTTAGAACGTGATTAACAATCTGTCAAATTCGCCTCTTTATTCATTTTTATCTTTTTTAATTGAATATGTTGATTCATTTGCGCCTCAATAGTCTTAAGGATTTCAGCTAAAATTTCTGGTTTACTTCGCTCAAAATCATTAAGACTATAAGAAATATGGCAATTAAAATCATGACAATACGCTCTAAATTCCATATCTAACTTATGCTCCATTATCTACCCCTCTTCTGGTTCAAATGAGCCTTTCGTTTTGCATCAGACTTAGCTATTAAATCTTCAATAGATGGCTCAGTCTTCTTGCCTTTAACTGGCAAACTACTATCTTCACGACTTTTGCTTACAGGTCTAGGGGCTTTGGTACTCGGAGCTGCTTTTCTCATACGTTCCTCTAGTCTTCCCATTTCCATGATTTGTGCTGCGGGGTCTTGGATTTGTGATATCCGTGACAATTCTTGCGGATGACGCTTACTAGCTGCATAAATAAAGGCCGCAGGGTCAGGCAATCCACGAAGCGCATAGGTCATTGGGTCTGTGACAGGCTGTGACCCTACAACGTCTCTAAAGTCACTAAAGCGATTCATGCCACGGCTAAACTTGTCTTCAAAATCAGCTTGTACTTGCTCATCTCGGGCTTGTTGTTGTTGCTGCGCTTGTTTCTGGCCAATCTTTGATACGGTTCTCTCAACAAATTTCTCTAGTTGACCTTCCCAAGATTCCTCCGAATCGGGATTGTACTCGAAACCTTGAGCTTGTTGGGCCACTTGTTGCTGCGTAGGCTGTTGATTCTTATTATCACCCCGAGAAAGCCTCTCACGAACTGCTTTATTAATGCGCTCGTTAACTTCTTCCTCAGTATATGTTTTAGGAGGCGTTTTAGTATTTCCATAATCGTCATAATCTTCCTCTCTCTCTTTCGGTTCCTCATCTTGTGGCTCGTCTCGCTCATCTTGAGGTGACTCTAAGTCTCTAGCGTCTGGCTCAGGTGAATCAATATCACCGTAAGATGTATCTGGTGTCTCCTGCTCTTCGTATCGGCTCTCGGGCGTTGCCGGAATTGATGGCGAACTGCCCCCCATTAACAAATCATCAATGTTGCTTACTTCTGTAGCCATTTCGACATCTCCCTGTCATTTATTGAATCTTATGCGTCAATATCCTCACCAAATTGTCAGCGTGAGCTATTGACTCATCACTTTGTGTACGTTGCGTTTCAGCGAGATAACGTAGCTCCTGCTCTTGTATATCTCCTGCAACTACTAGTTTTTCCGTTTCAAGTTTTTGAAGTGCTACTTGTGCATCCATTAGGATTTTTTGTTGTTTAAGTCTTATCTCCTCCTCTTTTAGTTGGATTTCTTTTTGCTGCATTTGCATTTGCTGTTGTTGCATCTGCATTTGTTGCTGCATCATTTGTTGTTCGGGTGTTGGTTGACCGCTTTCGTGTGGCATCTTGCCTGTCTTGCCTGCCTCAATGATTTCAGGCGGAACAATCGTTTTAAGGCGGTTTTTAATCTCAAGGTTATTTGATAATGGGAGGTTGTCAGCGTACAAATCTGCAACAAGTTTAAAAGTCTCTGGGTCTGCTTGTAGGACTTCTCGTAATGACTGTAATGCCTGTTCCTTTTGGCCTTCAAAACTAGGACCAGCTTTAAGGCGTACTTCATAAGTACCCTTGCGAATGTCGTTTTCAATAAGTTCACCGTAGTCATCCATTTGTTTATTAACTGTGATGTTCTTCATTCCCTCGTCAGGCATCATGAGGGTGATAACGCGCTCAGAATCATAAACACGAGGGATCATCTCGTTTACAACCGATCCACCTGTTGTAATGGCACGATTTACGGAATTGAAGAAACAATAAGTTGAATAGGAGCCTTGACGGGTACGCGCATCGATTGCACTGCCTGAGACTTCGTTACCTTGTTGGCCGAGTTGCGTAGGATAAAGACCAGTAGCTAAGTACAAATCTTGTATTGCGATTTCGTATTGTTGAAGCAAAGAGGCTGATAACTCAGGCGGTCTTAATTGTTCAGGTTTAGCACCGCTTGGGCTTTCATCGTAAGCAAGTAATCCCTGAACGGCATTTGGATCACGCCAATTTCTTTGGGTATCTAAGCCTTGTACGTTCTTCTTGCTGCCTATGAATTGGTCGTAACGGGATATCTTGAGGATAAAGGCTGATTGCGTGCGAATGTAGTTGATATAACGCTGAGTATCTCTACAGTCACCAAAGAAGCTGCGACAAACTTGTTTGCCGTTTTTGTCATAGAAACTATTTTGATCCATGAATATAACGGGCAGTTGTTCGGCTGGGAATTCGCCATCTTCCAGGATGTAATCACCGGCAATTTTGTAATGCCAAATTTTGTACGATTTAAACTTCCGCTTGTCCTCAATGCGAACAGGCTCGCCATCATCCCAAAGTGTTATCATGTCGTAATCTTCCTCGATGGGAATCTCTTCGACTTCTTCGGCATTAGAATCACCCATGCTTGCTATGCCTTGGGCTTCCTTGGTTTCTGTAGACATCAAGTCCATGTTGGTATCTTGAGGCATCAAGTCCATACCTGGCATGTCTTGGCCAACGGCTGCGGTTAAATCTAAATCGTCTCGGTTCTCTTCTAGCTGGGCATTCATCTCGCGAGATTTTTCTATCAGCTCGTCAAGTTCTTCTTGATTATATGTTTTACCATTTGATAATTTATAAAGCGTATCGTTCTCAAACTTGCGCTTAAAGTGGTCAATAATTGTAATTGCTTCATTATCTGCCCAGGTAAACGGGTCTTCCCCTGCTTCTGGTTGGACTGCAAGGGCTATATCTTCTGCGCTTGCTGTTGGACTCATAGTCTTTGATATTTTTTCTTCTAAGTCTTTACCGTAAATCTCACGGAATTTATCGCGACTCATGCGTGTGATATATCCGCAGTGCATACCATCCGTTTTGTTTGGAGTCTCGGCACTTATATCGAAGTATGTGCGTGTAGCATCTTTGAAATGACCGTAACAAATATCAAGGTCAAATGAGCGTTGGTGTGTGTAATCAGTTCCTACATAGAACGCGCTATAGCCTCCGATGGCTGCTTGTCCGGCTGCGACCTGGTAAGTGATGGTTGCATCAGTTGAGAACATAATGTCTTTGACAATCAGCTCTCGCAAATGAGCCGTATTCTCATCACAGTTAGTCATCGGTACGACTTGAAGCTGTGGCGTGTTTTGTTGTTGTTCGCCCAGCAAAGAGTTCGCCATTGCACCGAGTTTATTAGCAACCATCGGCACTTTACGGAACGTCTTAATCATGTCGTCCTCTTCCTCGTCTGTCCATTGCTGGCCGAGTACAAAGGTATGCATCTCGTGGTATTGGTCAATATTCCACTTAAACCCCTCGCGCCATTTTTCACAGGCGAGTCGCGCTTCATGCGCTATCTTTTCCGCTTTCTTGGCCATCACTAAATCCTTTTAGTTTGGTTATGTATGTCCAGTGGCTATCCAGTGGATGTCCAGTGGTCGTCTACTAAACGTTTACTAAACGTCTAGTAAACACTTCTATATCAATCTCCCTGCTGTATGCTCCGGTATAAAATTAGGTTGGTAAGAAGACGTTCCCGCATGCTGTCCATAAGCAAACGTGATCATTAGCGAGTCGGCTTTGTCTGGGCTATTCATGCCACGCTTTCTCGCATCTTTCTTACTCTCAATCACTAAACGCCCTGAACTGTTGTAATCGTAGCCCAAGCCGCAAAGCTCTTTTTGTAAGTCTGGGTCGTCTGGAATCTGTACGGGCATATCCTGGTTAAACCAGTCACGCATTTCGCTCCATAATTCCGCACGCAGGTTTAAGAATTGGTCAGGGTTATTGGCAGCTCTCGCCACGTTCACACCCACAACACACTCGTAGCCCATTTCGTGCAACCTATCCACCACGCCCGCGCCTATCCCAATGCAATCAATAAATACTTTGTGGGGTCGTTCAGTATCAATAATGTGCTTAATCTTCCCCACGAGCTGCATTGTGTCCAATCCTTGGAACGTTTCGCTTTTAAAAGCTTTTCGGCCACGTCGTCTAATGATTGCGCTTTTATCTTGTCCGCCTCGTGCTGGATCAACCCCAAGCAGCAAAGCCGATTCTGATTCAACTTGAGCCTTCCTGGCTCTTTGTACCGGTTCGACTGTGATAAAGGTATCAGTGATTGAATTTAAGAACGCCTCCTCATCCGTAAATGGGTATTCTTGGCTAAATCCTTTGCACTTTTGCCCATAGTCACCGTCAAAGTCAGATAGATCGGA